AGAATCGCGCACTTAAAGCGATTAATCCTAGTAAACCTCTGGTTGACCTCCCTTTGTTCTTGTACGAACTTAGGGAGCTACCTCGGGCTATCCGGGATCTCGGGAGATACCTCCGGGAAGCTGCCTCAGGGTCACTTAGTGACCCTGGCGGCATATATCTTTCCTGGAAGTTTGGTTGGGCTCCTCTCTTTAGTGACCTTCTTAGTCTGGCTAACTTGGCAGAAGCCATGGAAGCGAGACTGAAGGCGCTAAGAGAAGCCCAGAGAGAGCAACGATTTGGGGGTAAACTACCCCCTCATCGTTCTTCCTGGAGCGGTGGCGTTACCCGTTGGTACGGGGGAAACTCATGGGTAGAATATCTGAAACAATCAGAATATTCTGAAGAAAACTGGTTTACTACCAGCTACTTCATCCCAGACGGTTTCTTGCCATCCGTTTCTGACGACTCAATAAGCAAGCTTCGTTGGGCCCTTGGGCTCAATGCAAGTTATTCAACTATATGGAATGCTATTCCATGGAGTTGGCTTATTGACTACTTCCTCTCAATTGGCGACTTCCTCGAAATCAACCGGGGAAACGTCAAGTGGGAGGCTTATGATATGTGTATCATGAGCAAAGGTGTTACAACTGTAACCACTACTGTGGTTAATCACCAAGAATCCAGATGGATTTCTGGGCCCTTCCCTGAAGGGGGTAAGGGTACATTTGAACACCTGAGACGTAGAGTCGTCGTCAGCCCAAAGGCAAGAGTTCTCTTTCGACCGTTCTTAACGAACAGTCAATTGGGAATCCTTGGCGCTTTGGCTTCTTCAAGAACCTCTACTTTCCTCCGTGGTGGAGGGAGGTAGTATGGCAAATCCTGCCAAACTGGCAAGCAATTGCTGGTAAACTTGAACGTCGTGAGACGTCCAATATCCCAACAGAAGGAACAATCAGCATGTTGGATAACACACTGACCATTACGTACGACTCCACCGCGGTCACAATGACCAAGGTGGCCGAGCAGAACTTCTCCTCGAAATACTTCGGGGAGAATGGTAACGACAAACTGACCATGTCAGTGAGTCATACCATTCCTGCTCGCGGGAGTGCTGGCGAAAGTCATCTTGTTCGACTTGATGTCGAACACTATGATGCAGAGGGTCTTTACCTCCGCACCACGTCGGCCTGGACTGTGATCAAAACATTTGATTCAGCCCAAGTCTCCGCTTCTGCTGAGTTCACCGTCGCTGCTCTTCAGGATTTTACGGCAGTTGCCGCAAACATCTCGAAGATCATTGCCCGGGAATCTTAATTCCCAGGCAGGTCTGCCCTTGGCGGACCCGACAGTATCAACTTGAGATAGTTGATATTGGACTCAGTAGGACTCGTCGTAGTACCGGCCAATTCGGCCCGTACTTGTGTGGTTTCCGCAGCTCCAATAAAGGACCTGTAAAATGGAAATCAACAAACATGCTGTCGAGACTCTTCTTTTGGCCCTCTACGAGGACGCTAGAAGATGTCTAGACAGTAAGCACGACTCTCTATGCCACCACCTGAACTGTCTTGTCTCAGATATATTGTCTGAGCTAAGACACAGGGGGCCCAGGGTTCTACTCATCCACCTTCCTGAAGTAGGGAAGATGTTTGATAAAGGACTCTCGTCCAGTTTTGACTGGGCTGGGTTCTCATCATCGGATCATACTCGCTTCTCTAGGCGTAGCCTAAAGCATGTGATGTATGATGTCTTTGATGATGTCGGACGTACCAGAGACGAGATAACTGCTGACGATATCTTTTTCGTCAGACAGTTTCTATACCTCTTCAAGAAGTATAGCATTGATTGTCCTTTTGAAACAACAAAGGAAACAGTCAATGATTTCGTCAAGATTGATCAGGGTCTCCGGGAGCCTTCTGGCTCTTGGAATTCTGATCACTGGTATCCAGGGACTCACGGCTTTTGTGGTGATCCAGTCTTATCTGGAAGTCACCCAAGAGCTGAGAAACTCTGGAGAACAGTTGATCACGTTTTCGGATCAATTGTTCCGATGCACGAAGTTGATAGACTTCGTGTCCGTCCGCGGCATGGTCCCGGTGCAGTAGCTGATATGAAGACTGGAGGAGATAAGTATCTCTTTCCTTTCTGGCCTTCTAAGTTAGAGAGCCAGTTTCCTTTTGTTGCTTTCGGGCAACATAGGGAGGACCTTCATATCACTGAGGAAATGACTTCAACCGTATCCCGTCGGGAACCTCCGGCTCGGCTTATCGCCGTTCCGAAGACCTTCAAGGGACCAAGGTTGATAGCCTCGGAGCCTATTGCTCATCAGTTCCTTCAGCAGGGACTGATGGTATGGCTGAGAGAACATCTCTCACCATACCTCCGCAACTCTATCGACTTCTCCAATCAAGAAAAATCCAGGCTTGCTGCTCTTGAAGCTAGCAGGCGTGGAGACCTAGCAACCGTTGATTTATCATCAGCGTCTGATAGGCTCTCTTGTTGGACGGTCGAGAGAGCTCTTGCAAGCAATCAAAGCTTGCTTGAGTGCCTACATGCTGTACGTACCCGTTGTATCATCGATGCAACAGGCACAGCTCCTGATCTTTCTTTACAGATGAGGAAGTTTGCAGCACAAGGCAGTGCGGTGACTTTTCCAATTCAGACTCTTATTTATACAGGACTCAGCATTGCTGCATGCCTGTTCTATGAGAATCTGAAACCGACAGGACGGAATATCCGCCGTGTTGGGGAAAAGATCCGGGTCTTCGGGGATGATATCATCATACCCCGAAAGTGCGTACCAATTCTCACTCTAATGCTGGATTCACTCCAGCTGAAGGTAAATGGGCACAAGACCCATACCTCAGGCTCATTCCGCGAGTCTTGCGGAATGGATGGATGGAGGGGACATGATGTCACCCCCGTCTATCTTCAAGCCTGTGAGTGGAATACGTCACCCGAAAAGATCCAATCTTGGTACGACGTTAGTAATAACGCCCACAAGAAGGGACTTTGGGTACTCGCTGATGCGCTAACAAGCTCCATACCGAACAAGTTTCGGAAGAAGTCTTTAATAGCTCACAGTGAAGGTGACGGTTTACGACTCTTCTCGTTCTGTAGAGGGTTCTCTACTCAAGCACAGTGTAGGTATTCGCAACACCTACATAGAGATGAATATCGTGTCTTCACGATAAGATCTCTAGTGCATAAGAAGGGTCGTAGGTCTTGGAATGATCTCTATCAGTATTTGATAGAGGCCCCTGACCCACAGAGTAAGTGGAGTCACGGATACATTACCAAGAAGACCTCTAAGATTCAAGAGGTCTGGGTCGCTATAGACTAACGTCTAAGCAATGCATGTCCCTCTGC